GCACCTCCAGCATCTCGATACAACTGTTGAACAGACGCACTACAGTTGTCGTAACCAAACTCACGCACAACGGCGTCCACTGTGAGGGTGAACTCCCGATAGAAGATGGTGGGACGGTATTTGCCATCGATATCGACGTAGTACTCACCCGCACAGGGGTTGATACAATTGATGACATTCTCGAAGTCCTCGTAGATGAGCATCGACGCGGTGCCGAAGATGACAAGGTCGAAGTAGAACTGGGCGATGGTGTTGTAGAAGTTGGATTCGGAGAAAATGAGGTACAGCAGCCGCTCACACTCTGCGAGCCACAAGGAGACCGGGGAGGTCTGTGTCGAGTCGATCTTCCCGATCCGCAACTTGAACCATGGCCGTGTTGGAGATGACTTGCCACTGACCAGCCCTGAAGCTAAATTTCTTGCACATATAACTCCGGTACTGTCCAGAATGTGTTGATTGATCGGAGAGCCCCGCGCCATCATGTTTGGGGTTATGATCCATTTGTATCTCCTCGGAAGGAAGTAGTCGGCCAGTTCGCGCCAGTGAGTCCACGAACTGTAACGATTCACCCGAAGGCCAATGAGGCGACCTTCACTGTAGCGCAGCGCGGCGCCGTCTTTGGTATTGCCGTTGAGGTCGATTGGGGGTGGCGGGGTGTGGGCGTTCATCCGGGGACCTTACCGCCCAGTTGCGGTGGCAGGGCGCCACCCTCGGGGATGAGAGCCGCAGGTGCTTGGGGTAAGGCCTTGGCGGACCCGCCTGTGGCGGCACCTCCAGACTTCGACTTCGGAATCAACTTCCCTTCCTTATGCATCTGCGCCGCGGCCATCAAGGCAAAGGGCGTGGATGGGGGTGGACGCATGTCTTGAAGACGACGGGGGCCTTTGGCCGGGGGAGGTCGGGCAGTGATGGGGACTACGGGCATCTCAAAATTCCATTGGGCCTAAATTACTGCCCGAGTAAAGTTTTCTGCCCCGACTGTGTGTTCGGAGTGGCCGCGGCGCCGATGAAGGATTGTTGCTGAGTGGGTGGGGGCTTGGCTTGGCCCATGGGATTGGCGGCGGGTGGAGCAGCGGCGGTTGGAGTGGGAGGGGCTTGTGCTGGGGGCGGGGTCGAGGAACCCCCGGCGGTGGCTGCGGCGACGCCACCGCCCACGGCGGCTAGGGCAAGGCCGGTGAGGGTGATGGGGTCGATGGCGCATATATAGCGTTCATGGGAGTGGATCATGCGGACATCCGTTCTTGGGCGTAGGGATCATACTCACACTCAGCAGTGTTGCCACGGGGATGGAGGTGTTCGCCACCGGCGTAGGCGTTGACGGCTAGGGGTCCGCCGAAGGTGAGGCAAAAGGCGTCGAGGGTGTCGAGGTCGAGGTCGGGGTTGTCGTCGAGGAGGTCTTCTTTGGACACCAAGACAATTTCGTCTCGAAGATTGAAGGTGTACTTGATGGCGAGCATGGCGGTGCGGAGGTCGGGGTCCGCTGGCAGTGCTCCGCCCTTAAGCCATGCCCGAGCGGCGCCGTACATCGCGGCGCGCATGTTGGCGTAGCGTTCACCGGCGTTGTCGAAGACCACCCCGGTGATGGAGTCCTTTTGTTGGAATTGAATGCCGAGGACGAACAGACGCTGGTTGCGACATTGGTCCACGACGCCGCCACCCACACCGCCTTCGTCTATGAAGATGCCATCGGGGCGCCATTCGACGAAGGCGTCGTGAATGCGGTTGGCGACTTCGACCGTTGAGAGGCCGTTGTAGACGCGCTTCGCGAGGGTACGGGCGTCGCGGCCTTTGCGTGAAAAGAGCACTGAGTTGTTTCGTCCAAAGCGCGCGACATCAACGCCGAGTGCAAGTGGTGTGAAAGCATCCACAAAGACCTCACGATCAGGCGACATAGCCGCATCGATATCAGCGGCGCTGAAGAACTCCATCTCGCCCACTCTTGGGAACTGGCCCAAGACACGGACACGCACAAAGTCGGAGTCCGCACCGTAGGCCTTGATCCACTTCGCAAAGCGCTCTTTGTTGGTAATGGCGACGGTGCGGGAGTCGATTTGGCGGGTGAGCCAGAACTCATGGTGTTTGCCTCCTTCGAAGCACTCGCGGAAGCGCCCGGAGTTGCGAGTGGGGTTGCCGAAGCAGAGCCACAGGATTTGGGTTTTGGCGTCGGTGAGGGCGCCCTCGGCGGTTTCCCAGATGAGATCGTGGATCGCGGAGGCTTCGTCGAAGATGACGAGGACGCGCTTGCCCTCGTTGTGCATGCCTGCGAAGGCTTCGGGGTTCTTCTCGGACCACGGGATCATGTCGATGCGCCAAGTGCGCTCGCGGGTGGGATCGCGGGACAACAACGAAGTTGCGTTTAGGGAGAAGTGCTCGCGGGCGAACCAGCAGAGGTTGAACCACTTACCGAGGGCCGACCACGTCTTCGTTTTGAGTTGGGTCTCGGTGTTGGCGGTGACGATCCCGAGGGTGTCGGGGAAGGTCGTGAAGGCCCAGAGGATGATGATGGCCACGAGGGCGGACTTGCCAATGCCATGGCCTGAGGCGACTGCGATCTGGATGGCTTCATCCACATTCAACACCCGGTCCCGGATCGCGCAGAGGACCCAGATTTGCCAGGGGTCGAGGACGTGATTCTCCAACACCGTTCCGGGTTCGCCCCAAGGGAAGGCGCCAAGGGCGAAGGCGTAGGGGTCGTCCGCGACGGAGGCGAGCCATTCCAACAACTCGGCGGACATATCCACCGGAGCGCCTTGGAGTGGGCGGATGGGGGCGTTCACATAGCACCACTGGGGAGGGCCAGATGCGGACTACGTCCGTGGGTCCCACGATTGCACCTGGCCCCAGAGTGGCTGTTTGTTGCTACTATCGTGCTGATAGCGAACCAGACCGGCTGCTGCAACTCCTGTGGGACTGAGGACACCAGGTCATTGCATGGGCGTAGTCTGAGCACTGGCGGGGTCACGGCCGGACCCTTTGGGCCTGTCCTTTCATTGGAGGAGGTGTACTCGGGCCAACCGGACATCGGCACAGTCGAGTGTGGTCGGGAACCCACCGATACGATCGGCCCAGCCGATGTCCGACTACCACCCGGGCGATCAAGCATCAGTGGGTTCCCTAGGCGGACGGCGGCCATCTCATAGCCTCCGAAAGGATTGTGGCCCCAGAGTCACGGCCGGTGCCAGGGAAGGCGAGGATGACTCTGGGGTTCCCGAGGGGGCTGGTCCTCGAGATTGGGATGAACGGCGCCGGGCGGCCTCGAGCTTCGCCGCGAAGTCGACGTTCACATTCATGTTGGTCTGGACCTTGCCGTGACCGGAGCGATCGGCGGCGTCGCGGGAGATGGCGAGGAGATCGCGGGTGGGAAGGACTTCGTCTCCGTCGATCGCCGCGTCGAGTTTGTCCCCGAGCATCACCTCGGCCTTGAGCTTGTTGGCGAGCATCACCTCCAGGAAGGAATCGACGGATTCAACATAGTCCGCGGTGACGAGCCCGCGGTAGTGGGCGCAGAGTTCGATGAAGGCGGGGTCGGCCTTGAGAAGGCTCACGCGAGTGGCGGTAATGCCACACACCGCGGCGACGTCGATGACGGAGAGGCCGGCGGCCACAGCCCGGGCGATGCGGTGATGTTTGTCGGAGATGGACTTCAAGAGCGTGGGCGGGCGCTTTACCAACAAGGCCGAGAGGTCCGCACGCGCAAGCACCCGGATACCCGAGATTTCGGGAACGGCGGCATTGCCAAGGTTGTGGCCACGGGCGAGGACCATCAGATGCGCCTTTCAAATCGCGGAGGGGGTGGGCGGAAGTTCAACGGAACCGCAACGCCACCCATGGTCACACTCAGGGGTTGCCGAGTGAGGGGTGTGGGCGCCTTGAGCTTGATGTTGAACTTGGGCTTGTAGAGGTCGATCATGGCCGCTTCGATTCGATCGAGGTCTTCGACGCGGCAGGGAAGGACGAAGACTTGGTCGAAGAGGACCCCGCGGAGCGACACCGGCATCCACGCAGGGACGGCCTTTCGGCCCCAGTTCGACCGGTGGGCCTCCACGCGGGCCACCATCTTCTTGCCCTGGCCCACGTACACCACCACGCCATCCCGCACGAGGGCGTACACCCCGCAGCGCAAGATCGGCGTCACATCCACAAACCCTTCCAACATCACTCCATCTCCCGTGCGCAGAGTCGGCATCCGGCACTCTCACCCATCACTATGGCACACTCCGCGCAGTTGTCAAGTCCGAAGATTGTACGTACCATTCGATTTTGGCACACAATTTGCTGGGGTAGACTGGCCCCACGCGCGAGGCAAAATTTTGGGCCCGGCCCCCATCGGAGGGTCAGGCCCAATCAAGTCGGAGCTAGCGGTGAGCGAGGCACAAGAGGACGAGGGCCACGCACACGGTGTCGAGGGCGAGCAGCATCAAGGAGAGGGTGCTCACACGCGGCGGCCCGAGGCAGAGGTCGAGGCCAAGAACGCGCTCAGGCTCTGGGGTGCAGACTTCGCAGCGGGCTTGCGGTCGTCCGCAACAGCGGCGATGGACAGCTTGCCGAAGTTGTAGCCGAAGACAAGACGCTGGCCAGCAGGCAAGGGAACATGGTCGGCCATCATGCGCTCAAAGCCCTCCCGAATGCGCTTCATCTCCGCATACGCGGCCTTGTACGAGCGGTAGGCTTCGGCCAAGTCGGGGTTGAGTGTGTCGATGTCGATGGTTTGCCATTCGGCTGCAATGCGTTCCTTGGCCATGTGTGGGCTCCTGATCGGCGATGGTGGCGTGATTGCCGTGTGCCGATGTCCGGACAATGCGCCCGGTCGGGCCAAAACGCCAGCGCTCATTTCGCATGCCTGCCATGCGCCCAGTGCATGCCTTCGGCCCCAATTCGGCCACAATCGCGGCGCACAATCCCGAGTGTGGCAATTCGGCCACATCGGATTCCTCAGTCCGCTCACATTCCCCTAAAGGTGCTCTCATACTCTGATACAGGCACCCCCCCCCCGGGCCCGAGGCCAAAAGGCTGACCCCCCCCCCCTGAGTACCCCGGATCTAGGACCGGCCCCCCTGAGTACCCCAGGCTAAATCAGAGTATGAGGGGAACATGAGGGGGATTGTAGCGGACTTTGAATTCGAACCTGCTAAGATCGACCGAAGGCCACCTGCCACGGGCGATTTCATCGAACTTCGGCGTTGACATTCTGGCGAAGCCGTGGTATATTGCTTGAGTACACTGGAGAGGAAGAGGGCATGCCCCGCAAGCCACGGCCACCCATTGAAATCCTGAGGCTTGAGGGCCTGAGTGATGGCAGGTCAGTGGGTAAGCTAATGATCGACGACTTCACTGGAGCGCCCCTCCCTGAACGCACCCGGACTCACACCATACCCCCGAGTGTGCAAGGTGTCCAAGACGCCGCCAACACCCAACGGCATCGGGGGAATGTGCGAGTGCTGGCAGCCGCCGGCATCCTGAAGGATGGCAGGCTGTCCCAGCCGAAGGCCCGCCCATGGACAGAGCGCTTTGCATACTCAAAGCGCATTTCAACCAGAAGGATGGTAGGCTGTGAGACCGAGGCTGAGGCAGTGCCTTCACAGCCTACCATCCTACAGGGCGCAGGGCCCGCGGTCCCTCCTAGGCCCTGCGGGCCCTCACCACGAACGATTACACTGAGCAAGAGGGAATGGAGACGCCTGTGACGCCAACGGGCCGATCACAAAATCGTGACTTGACCCGACCCGGCGGCGGGCGTATACTGAACGCACCATCCAAGAACGCAAGGGAGACCGCAATGGCTTTCAAGTCCGGCAAAGGTAATGTGTGGGTCAAGAAGGACGCAGAGATTGCCCGGCTCAAGGCTGAGATCGAACGCCTTCATGATGTGAAGTACATTCGGCAGTTTGCTGATGAACTCACCAAGAACATCGGCACAATGCTTGCAGTCACGCCATTCTCCAAGTGGCCAGAGATGGCTAAGGTGGCATATCGTCACGCTGAAAGGGATCAAGAGGTTTCAGCGTGGGTTTACCGCAAGTATTGCGCGCTGGAAACCTAAGCCCACCAACATTCGCCACAACGCCGGGCATGCGCAAGCATTACCCGGCTTGAGGCATTAGCCAGAGGCCCTACGCCGATGGCGGGCTGTTTGAACCCACCTAAGACGACAAGGGCCGACATTTAGGCCCTTGGGGATTGCAAGCCGAGGCAGAGACAGCGCATGGTTGTGTGGATGACCTTAATCGGTCTGTCAACACCACACAGCCTACCCGAGTTGACGACGACGGGTAAGTTGTTCTCTGCCGCGGCGTGCAATCCCGCACGATTAACCACCCCAAGCAGAAGCCGAACTAGGGACACTGCCAGAGTGAGCCCGCAGGGCTGCACGCCAAACGCGAAAGCGCAAGGCTCAACCACTGCGGCGCTAAAGACTCTTTCAATCCTTATGATGTTCATCAAGGTTTCTGGGCGTGTGGTTCTAAGAGGACACTAACGTATGAGTGACCTAAGCGAATACCGCAAGGCCATTGCGGACGGCACCTACACTCCCGATCCTGACAAGATCATGTCCATCCCCATCAAGAACGGGGCCGGCAATGTGGACGTGGATGTGCGGTTTCTCCCCGACGACGTCTACCGCGAAGCCCTCCTCCAGGGCCTCAAGGTGATCGCCGAACGGGCAATGTCCAAGCTCACCAAAGAAGCCTACCCCGACGACGCCGAACGCAAGGTCGCCATTCGCGACAAAGCCTTGGCCAACGTCGAGGACATGTACGCCGGTCGCGTGAAGATCACCGGCGCAACTGTGGTGAAGAAGGCCAGCGGCGCGGTCATGACCGAGGCAATGCGGCTCGCCCGCAACCTCGTGAAGGACGCAATGAAGGCGGAGAAGATCAAAATCTCAACAGTGAAGGCCAGCGACATTACAATCGCCGCCAAGGCTTTCATCGAGGCCGATCCCTCCATCATCACCACTGCCGAAGCCAACCTAGCCGCGCGGTCCGAGACCCCGGTCAAGATCAACATCACTTCGTTGATCCAGGCCGACCCCGTGTTGGTGAAGAAGGCCGAGGAAAAGGCCAAGGCGGCCAAAGCCGAGAAGGGTCTCTCGAAGACCCAAGCCGGCAAGGTCGCTCCGAGGGCCAAGGCGAAGCCCGCAGTGTCGGCAGAGGTTGCCCATGCGGCCCAAAAGGCCACTGAGCATCACGGCCACACGGCGCACTAACGGCCGAAGGCCTCGGCCAAGGGCGTAAATGACCACAGTGAGTAATGGGAACCAACCCCAGATGCAGTACGCAAGACGCCAACGGCTTCGGCCTTGTGCTGATCTACTGCCAAAGGTTGCGACAAGAGCCCAGGATCACTGTGGACCTTCCACCCGACTACCCCAACCGCACCTATGGGTATATCCCACAAGGCCGGTTGGGCTTCCATCAGGGTATAGGGGAGTCTGGTCTATCCCGCCGCACTTGGAATGCGGAGATCGCAGGTTCAAATCCTGCTACCCTGACCACCACGCAAACGATGGGCATGACGGCGGGCAATGCCCTCTAAAGATGCCCATGATACTGCAACCCACTATCCGACTGAAAGGTCAAACCACATGACACGTGAACACGCAACGGACTTTGCCTCGGAACTTGTTCGCATGGCCCAGGCCATGACCCGACTTCCCGAAGTCGAAACCGAACTCCTCAAGGCCTACGAAGACATCGAGGCCTATGCGAAGTCGGTCCAACGCCTAGAGATCAAACTCATCGACCGCAACTCCGAGATCGAAACCCTCCACCAGACCATTCGCCAATTGGAGGTATCGCGTGACGACGCCGAGCTTCGGTTTCTCGAAGCTGATGACGCCAAGGGGACTCTGGTGCGCGTTTTGGACAACCTCGGCAAGGACATTCTGGGAGCGCTTCAAGCGGTCCAACCCCTGACCAAACCAACGGAGGATGGAGAGCTTGAGTCGCGCCCTACATCTGCGTCTACGGTCCCGTCTACATTCGACACTACGCAGACGGAACTGTCTCGTTCGGGTGAGGGAGGGCAGGCTGTGCACGCCACCTCGGACCCTACCATCCCGCCGAGCGCCGAGTCATCGACAACCCACGATGGTATCGTCGAGTCGGCTGTGGCTTTGCCAGCCGACTCATCGTCGGGTGAGAGTGTGGCGGACCCTACCCCTGCGACCACATCGACGGACGCTGGGGCCACCACTGAAACGGAGCCCGCCTCGGCGTTCCCTTTCGCCCCAACTCCCACCGTCGAGCCTTCACCACCCGATGCATCATCTTCCGCCGACATCGTGGGGGACGCTGAACCGATCCACGGCCCATACTTCGGCAAGCGCTACCGCGACGTTCCAGGTTTCATCACCAAGGCCGATTGGCTTGCCGGTGGCGGAACCGAAGAAGACTACCTCGGCACTTGGTGGCCTTCGGTCTCCAATGCGTCCCACCATAGCTAACCCGGCAGACATTCCTCCCACCGCTTAAGTCTGCCGCAACCTTGCCCCCATCGTTCATTCGGTGGGGGCATTTTCATGTCAGGACGTTCAGACGCTACGAGGGTTGACTTTGTGGCGTCTGTGTGGTAAGATGGTAGTCACAATCAGGAGTCCGACCTATGATTTCCAAAGAGACCAAAGCAGGCATTGCACTCGCCGCAGTTGCCATAACCGCCGCAGGCTGGTGCTTAGGCATTGGCATCATCCTTGGCCACTTCATTGTGAAGTATTGGTGACCACGATGATCCACCGCATCGCCCTCCACACAACCATCCGCCTTGCCCTCGCGTTCGCAACTCCCGCCTGCGCCCATGATTGGTACCCACCTACATGCTGCGGTGGACATGATTGCCACCCCATCCCGTGTTCCGAAGTTCACGCCGAAGCCTCTCCCACTTCAGGCTTCACATGGGTGTGGCAGGGCTTCCATTTCACTCCAGAGATGACACACGAGTCCCAAGACGGCACCTGCCATGTCTGTGTCTACACCGGCTACCTCAACGGCCTTGAGACCCCAAAGCCCACATGTCTGTTCTTGGAGGGCCAATCGTGATCGGACCCGGACCAATCATTGGTTTCATGGCCATCGTAGCCTTCGTGTTCCTCGTCGGCTACGCCAACTCCCACCTGCGGTGATGTGATGACCAACGGCGAATCCTACATGCTCTACTGCGACCACTGCAAGGCCTACGGCCGCACCCCACCCACGCGCCTGTGGTGGGAACAGGCCATTGGAGGGCAGGCTGTGAAGGCCAAGCCCTCGGATATTCAATTCGACATCGACACGGAAAGATTGGAGGGATGGGCGTATGACAAGTGACGAACATGACGAGCATCTCAAGCGAACGGATAGGGTACTGACCACAGCCTACCGTTTCGCCAATGGCAATGTTATGGCCTTCGATCAGTTCGGCCAACAAATGCCTGAGTATCAGGGCCGGGATGCGGCTACGTGCATCTACCGAGACTACCCCAACATGACAATTCAATTTGGAGTGTGGTGATGGCCATCATCGATGACTTCCCCGACATCCGCCGAAGGATGCGCGGAGACCCACTGGACCTGCGGCCGTGGTCGGAGCCCAAGGCCCCGGAGTACGAAGCGCCGCCGCCAGATGCACCCTACGTCCGCATGCCACCGGGGTGGAGATGCCTTCGGTGTCACCACCCAATCACCCACGCTCCCTGTTGTCATTGTGGTGCATCATGACGTTGTACAATCTCAAATCTGCATTGGACGATTTCAGGATCACCAAATTCGACCGCGACCTGAACCCAGAGTCCTCATACCTCCTCGGCCCAGACGACCGCGGCACCATACAGTGTGAGTGCCCCGCCGGGGTTCGGCCTTCGTGCCGCCATCGCCAGATGCTTCCACACCTGCGACCTTTGGTCGACACCGAGTGGTTTTGGGACTTTGAGCGGAGTGTGACGTGTGATAGCAACGGCAAGGTCCTTGATCCATACGACCTTGAAGTCAAACTAACCTTCGAAGACACCCCAAGGGCCGCCTTGGACATCATCAGCGATCCCGCCAATTGGGAAACCATGTCAGAGGCCGCCCTCAGTCCCAATCCCATCCTCGATGATATCCCCCTCGTCGAAGTCCCTTCACCTGCGAAGTCCAACGGTTGGAGGCGGATATGATGGGAAGACTCGACAACGATCCTATCCCCCCATGGGCCGTGACCATGTGGTGTGACGACCTCAACATCTACGTGGCGTTGCCTATGACCACCGGTGGCATCCCCTACATCACCAAGTATGCCCGCTCAGAGGGTGGCCTCAGTGCGGCCCTCGCGGTGCTCACCAAACGCCAGCCCGAAGCCCCACGTCCATCGGCGTCAGCACCTGCGAACTTCACTCGGCAGCCTCAGGTCCAAACGAAGTTGTCGGCCGCGCAAGTGCGGCTTCGTGAGGAGACCACCGAAAGCCAAAGAGCTAATGCTCGAAGGGTCCTCGCAAAGCTGGGGCTAAAGCCATGACCCAGACAACCGAAGAGCTACGGGACCTCGCAAAGGACTTGTTTCGTGAGGTAGTGAAACTCACTGACGGCCCACAAGATGCCGCAGAACTCCTGATATACCTTCACGTGTTGGTATGGACCAACCAAGATGCAAAGGCACCTGCGAGCGCGATGTTGGATGCATACAAGGAAATGTTCATAGGCCTCATTGGAGAAGGACCGACAATCCAATGACCCACCGCGACGACTGCCGCCTTACCATCGCCCGCCTGATCGCCACCGACGACGGCCGGGTGTGGACTAAACTGCCCGTGAAGATTCAAACGCAGTATTTGGTCCTCGCGGGGAATGTCCTGGCCGCGGTCGAGCGGATGATGGCCCGGTTTAGTTGGAGGGAATGACCATGAGGGACGGGCAGGCTCCAGACCTTAGCATCGAAGGCTACTACCTCGGTGCCTATTGCATCAACGCAACCTCGCTTGCGAGGGCCGAGGTGGAATGGATCGTCGTGTTCATGTCCCTATCCGGCGAATGGGTCGACCGGGATGGCGCTGTGGTCTATCCCTTCCACGTCCAACCCATCACCGACCCTACACCTACAATCCCAGAGGGGTGGATCGAACACCTTCACGACCTTGCCCACCGAAACCAATCGCTGATGGCAGAGCCAAAGGCGGACCTCCTCACGGCCTTGGGCATTCGGCCCCGGGCTCCGATGAAGATCGACAGAAGGATATGAAGATGTTTGGAAAGAAAGCCAAGATCGCTGAGCTCGAAGCCGAACTGCGTGAACAGCGTGAGTACATCATGAAGCTTCAGCGCGAGTCCGCTGAGTTCGTACCGCAATTGCGTGCTTCGCAGAACCAAGTCGAATACCTCGTCCGTACCATCCGCCAGATGGACGACCAAATCTTCGCCATGTCGCAAAGGACCGACTGGGTCTCAATGCGCCCACACTTCCAAACCCTCTCCGATGGCATGACCGCGCGGAAGGTCGCTGAAAGCGATCGCATCGCCGACATTCTCCGCCCAGAGTTGATCGAGACCTACAAGCCCCACGGCGAATCCCCGGTGCAGACTTCCAGGCCAAAGCTCATCGGCACCTACAACGCACAGGAGAAGCACGATCCACAAGACGATGCCATTCGTGCACTAAAGAACTGGAACGGTTGATGAAACGCCGTCGGCCTCCGGTTGACCTCCGCCCCAACTGGCGCGACCCCTCAATGCCCGCGCTCTTCTCCGTGACCAACCGCAACACCGGCAAGGAAAGCTTGATGGAGTTCACCCCCGAGGCCGCAACGCGGGCCTTCGCCGCGAAGCTCCAGCGCGAGGCCCCACATCTACCCGACTGGAAGTCCGACCCAACCTATGACCTAAAAGGCCGCCGTCGATGAAAGTCTCAGACCACATGACCTCAATGGGATCACGCCTGAAGAAACAAGGCCGCCACCGTGTGACTTACCGCGCCGCGCGACGAAACATCGCCAAGATCAGTTACCGCCTGCGCAAGAAGTCGCGCCAATGACCGAATCCTACTCCCGCATCGGCGGTGTAGCCACCCGCGACGAAGCCTATCGCCTCGCCATGCATCACCTCGACGAACTCCGCAACCAGATGTTGGTGATCGGGCATCTGTACAACACCGAGGACGACAACCGCTCGAAGCTCCTTGCGAAAGGCTTCTACGGCATCAACGAGATGTTGGTGATGGTGAAGGAGCAAATCCGACAGCTTACTATGTCCAAGATGCAGTAGGGAAATCATGACACACACTCCGACTGAAGAACAATCCGCCGCCATCGACCACTGCACCCCCACCTCCCACCCCAACCTCATGCTCAATGCCCTCGCCGGCACGGGGAAGTCCGCAACGTTGAAGCTCCTCGACCGCGCATCCAAAATCCACCCAGCCTTGTACTTGGTATTCAACAAGCGCAACGCCATCGAAGCTATCGAATCGGGGGAGTTCCGCTCCACCACCGTCGTCAAGACCTTCAACGCCATGGGCCATGGCATTTGGGCCCAGTACGTCACCCCGAAGCTGGTGTTGGACAAAGCCAAATCCCGAACCCTATGGAAAGCCCAACTCGAAGGCATGACCAAAGCCGAGGCGTCGGCCAGTTGGCCCGAGTACGGCGTGGCGATGGATGGCCTCGAAAAGGCCAAATCCCTTGGCTACGTCCCCCGCGGATGTAAACTCCCCCACACCGCGTTGATCGACCGCCGTACCCTCCACCACGCAATGGACGAGGTTCCCAATGACATCGCCGCGGAGTTAATCGATGAAATCCTCTTCGAATCGATCAAAGCGGCCTACCAGGGTCTCATTGATTTCAACGATCAAATATACATGCCGGCACTGTTCGGAGGAACATTCCCTAAGTTCCCACGTGTCATGGTTGATGAATACCAAGATCAATCACCAGTTAATCATGCCATGTTGGCGCGACTCGTCAAAGGGCGAATTATTGGAGTTGGGGACCCTTATCAGAACATATATGGGTTCCGTGGCGCCAAAGCAGGAGGAATGACCGATGCCATCAAGACATACAATATGTGCGCATTGCCCCTATCCGTCTCGTTCCGTTGCCCCGAAGCAATCGTCGAAGCCGCTCGGTGGCGAGTGCCACACTTCCGGTGGACCAAGGCCGGTGGCCGCGTTGCCACTCTGGACCGCATGGAGGGTAGTGGCTTTCCTGATGATAGCACTGTCATCTGTCGAAACAACGCTCCTCTACTGCGCCTCGCCTTCAGGCTCATTAGCGCTGGGCGTAGCGTCAGCGTTGTTGGGAGTGAGCTTGGGCCTAAGTTGGTTGGGATAATGAGGAAGCTCGGAGATAGCACCATGCCTAGGCCAAAGGCCTTCAGTGCAATCGAAGAGTGGCGGGAAGCCAAGCTCCTCGCCGGCTCCAAGTCCGCCAATGACCTCGCCGACTGCATGCGGGTCCTCTGTGAACACGGCGACACCCTCGGCTCTGCCATCTCTTACGCCGAGCACATCTTCGCCCAACACGGCACCATCCGGCTTCTGACCGGCCACAAGTCCAAGGGCCTGGAGTTCACCGATGTGTATTGGCTCGACCCATGGCTCTGCGGTGAGTCCGAACAAGACCTCAATCTCGCCTACGTAATCACCACGCGAAGCCGAAACTCACTCACAATGCTGGACTCCTCGTCCTTGGTGTGGTAAGATGGAACCTCAACGCGACCCACGTGGCTCCTACCGCACCAAACACCCGGAGCTACCCTACGGGGTTTATTGGCGGGACAAATCCGATCCATATGTGGTGAAGTTCTGGGACCCAAAGCTGAAGTGCACGGTTCACGTCGGGTGCTTCTGCATCCTGGAAGAGGCCACTGAGGCGGCGGAAGAGTATTTGAGGAATCACAAATGAGCATCGTAGACGAAGTCCGAACGCGCAACATCGTGATACAAACCGATCAGCATCAAGTCTTCGTGCATGAGAACTTCATCATCGAGAACAACTGCCCGTTGCATGGTCTTGTGAAGATCAGGGACGTGGTCGATGATAAAATCTACTGGTTCAACTTCAACGCCATAGTGTATATTGGACCACGATGATGACCGCACTCCCCACAAAGTACCGATGGCTTCTCAGTCCATACAACCACATGAAGCTGAAGTGCATTGAACCCATCAAGCGCAAACATGGCAACACCTACCCCGAGTGGCAAGTCCATCGCTTCCCCATCAAGGGCGGCATCTCATGGCGGGACGTGATGATCATCGAGTGGTCGAAGCCCAACCCGTGGCTGAAGTGGATGTCAGATGGGCTAAGTACCCCGAATGTGAAGTGGTTCAACCTAAAGGACCCAGCCTGATGTCCCTACCCACCACCCTCGGTGCATACCGCGACTGTGCCGATCTCTTCCTTCGCGCCACCTTCGACCCCAAGGGCGTCCGGGCGTGCCTCTCCACATACGAAGCCTGCTTCTCCAAACGCCAGCGCATGCACTACTTCCGCGGCCTCGACCGCTCCGCAAACGCCAAGACCTATCCTTCCGACCATCCCCTCCACGGCACCTCGGCCTATGATGACTACATCCTCCAGATCATCAAAGACGAAGATGGAATGTGGTGGCTGTATATCACCCCGCGAAGTGGGCAGGTGTTGCACATCGAAGGCCTGAGTGAAGTCCCGGATTTGATCGAAGTCGAAGGCCAAGAGGTTCACATGATAGAGGACCAATCCGATGCCGAGTAGACCCTCCCCCCTCACCTACCTCTACCTCCTCGACCACGCCCTCGACCAGGAGATCGGCATCGCCTTCACCGTCACCGGCGTCGACCGGAGATACTTCTGCACCACTCTCGGCAAAGCCCGAAAGGAATCCGGAGACCCCAGGTACGCCGAATTGATCTTCTTCCAACCCGCGGCGCCGCATGAGAATGAGATTTTCATCTGCAAACGGACGGTGGAGATTGACGCATGAAACAGTTTCGGGCCCTAGTGGGCGAGACCCTAATTCATTGGGGAATGGAACTAGCCGCACCAGCTTGGAGCACCACAACCCTTCGCAAGTTCGGCGAGTTTTTGGATGCACTCAGGCGGGATATGTGATGCCCCCACGCTCCGATGACCCACTCCGACGGGTCACCCTCAACCTCTACGAAGCCGACGTCCAATGGCTCATCAAAGCCTACGGCCATGGCTGGACCGAACGCATCCGGCAGCATATTCACAACCACGTGTTCACCCAGAGTGTGCACCAAAAAGTCCGAACCCTTGGAGACCTCGCCAATGACCATTAAAACCACATACATATGTGATCGATGCGGCAAAGCACAGCCGCCACGGATTGAAACCAGTCAAGCCCCATTATACCGACTTACTTTGCTGTGTGAAGCAATCGACGAGGCACGAAGCCACTACCGATACATTCCCAGTGAACAAGAAGCTGAGTGGTGCGTCGATTGTCTTACAGAACTTAAAGTAAAGCGTCCGTTGCTTCATGGAGGTGGTGCAGAACAACCGCCTACATTGGAGCAGATCGTTCGTGACATTGTACGCTCGGAGATGGAAGGATGACCAATAACCTCCTCGACGCCCCAGCCATCGCCCCACCATCCCCATCGGAACTGGACGAGTTGATCTCCCGAGACCCACTCAACCTCTCCGCCCTCGACATCGACAAGATCATCGCCACACAACGCCAGTACCGCGCTCAACGCGAGGCGCCCAAGGGCGGCCGAAAGCCGAAGGGCCAAGCCGCGGATGCCCCCAAGATCGACCTTGCCACTGCGCTGGGGTTGGTGAAGCCCAAGGGCACCATCACACCACCCACCGGGGGTGGGTTGAGGAGGATTTGATGCAGATTGCACAGGAGCACATAGCGCCCCCGGAGGTCCGCTCGCCCTTCCTCCCCGGGACTTCCATCCAATTCGCGTGGTCGTCCTCGTCCTTGGACCTCCTCAAACGCTGCCCCAGACTCTACGAATACATCGTCATCCTCGGCTATCAGTCCCGCGACGAATCCATCCACCTCCGCTTCGGCATCGAATACCACACCGCCCTCCAGGACTACGCCATCGCCATCGCCAAGGGCATCCGCCATGAAGACGCCATTCACGACACCATTCGCTCGCTACATTCGCGTGTATTTAATTGGGTGGTTGATCGTGGGACTCGTGCTGGGAAGTATAAAAATCGAGAGAGTATTGTGGCGCTGGTGGTCGACTACCTCGATCACTTCGCCGACGATCCCGCAGAGACATTCATCCTCGCCGATGGCAGCCCGGCGGTGGAGTTGAGCTTTCGGCTGGAGATGGATTGGGGGCCCAAGGCTGGATATGAACACCCAGTGATGAAGTCGCCCAATGACGTTCCGTACCTCCTCTGCGGCCACCTCGACCGAGTAGTCAACTTCGCAGACAACCTCTATGTGATGGATCACAAGACCTCTATGTCGACCATCGGCCAGTACTACTTCAACCAATGGTCCCCCTCAAACCAAATGACCCTCTACACCTACGCCGGGAACATCGTCCTTCATTCCCCAGTGAAGGGCGTGATTGTATCCGCGGCGCAGATTAAGCTCGAAGAACCCAACGACTTCCAACGCGGCTTCACCTACCGCACCCCCGACCAGCTTGCCGAGTGGACCGATGACCTTCGTTTCTGGCTAGGCCAAGCCGAAGCCTTTGCCACCGCGGGGTATTGGCCCCAGAACGACACCTCATGTTCGATGTTCGGCGGGTGTAAGTTCCGGGAGGTGTGCTCGAAAAGTCCGCAGGTGCGGGAGACCTACTTGGCGGCGACGTTTGACAAGGTCGATCCGCTGATGACACCGAACAATCCATTCTTCGATAGGAACAACGAATGAACGACGATGAACCCTTCGGGCGACAGCCCCAACCATTCGAGATTGAGTTCACAAACGGAGAAGCTGCGGACAAGTACGAGTGGGCCCACCTTGTAAAGCGCTTTATTGAAGGGCAGGGATACAATACCGTTGACCTTCGTCATGTTGGCGTGGACATCCACCTCAAAGTGTATCCCGGAGCCGTCAATGACTAATCCCATCCGCATCGTCCTCCCCCTCCTCAAAGCCCCAATCACCGACTTCACCGACACATCCCTCACCATCGCCATTGGCGCAGCCTACGGCGCCCCCACAACCATCCGCGTGAGTGTGCCCACGGGGCACTATGATCTTCGCAAGGGCGACATTGTGACCTTGTACACCGAGGTACTTCTGAAAGGACCCACAGAATGATTCTCATATGCTATTTAGGAACCGCTGGAGATATAGTCGTTTATCGAACCGTAACGACTTATGAAGAAATCAAAGCCGCTGTTGAAGAAGTCCGAAACAATGAGCATAGGTCCAGTCTTCAAGCCTCACAGCTTTTCACTCTCGATGCAGGGAAACTCTGATGCCTAGCCTAGCTAACCACCAATCCAACACCCTCACCAAACTCCTCCTCATCGGCGAAGCCATGTCCGGGAAGACAGGATCGCTGGTGTCCCTCGTTCGGGCCGGCTACCGCCTTCGCATTCAAGACTACGACAACAAACTGGACGTCCTGAAGTACTACGTCCAGAACGAATGTCCGGAGATGTTGGGGAACATCGAGTATGTGTCCCTTCGTGACAAACGCAAGACCACACCGGCAGGGTCTGTGATCGACGGCAAACCCAAGGCCTTTGTGGAGGGTATGAAGCTTCTGGATCATTGGAGGTACAAAGATGACGATGGACTGGAAGTTGACCTTGGAAAGCCATCCGAGTGGGGACCAGATTGCATTCTCGTTATCGATTCTCTGTCCCGCCTGTGCGACGCAGCGTTTGATTTTCGAGAGCCCCTTGTCCCTGTGGGAAAGTCAGGTGAGCGTGACATGCGCGCGGTGTATGGCGACGCACAAGATGCAGTGGAGATGCTCTTGGCTACCCTCACCTCCAGCAACTTCGGTACGAATGTCATTGTCATCGCTCATGTGCAGTATATGGAGTTGGGTGACGGGACGACGAAGGGCTTCCCTCAAGGCGTCGGCCAGAAGCTCTCCCCCAAAATCCCCCAGTACTTCCCCTCGGCCGTCCTCTACACCAACAAAGGCGGCAAGCGCACCATCCAAACCAACTCCACCCCGCTGATCGACCTCGCCAACCCCGCACCGTTTAAGATGGAGAAGTCCTACCCCATCGAGACCGGACTGAGTGATTTCTTCCAGGTCCTTCGGGAGCCACCTGCGAAGATTGTTCAAAAACCAACGGCTCTCACATTGAAGAGGATTTAAGTCATGATCAAACCAACCATCGGACGCGTGATGTGGTACTGGCCGCAGAAGGAATACCGTGGTGATCAGCCCTGGGCGGCTATCGTCACATACGTTCACGGTGGCAACATGGTGAACCTCACCACGTACAACGCAGACGGGCACAACATCCCCGCGAGTTCTGTGCCGGTCGTTCAGGATGGCAGCCCTTACACCGCCGGCGACTCGCCCTATGTCGAATGGATGCCCTACCAGATCGGTCAGGCCAAGAAGCATGAGGACGAGGACACTGCCAAGCAGGAGAAGCCGCAGTGACCAACTCCCTCACCATCAAGAACCTTGCCATTGCAGTGGAAGCCCTGAGCCATTGCAATGCACCACATCTATACGCCGTATCGGCTCTTCTAGAGCGTGAAATCCAAAAGGCAAAGGAGATCGACGAAGCACCCAAAACCCCAACCGACCCTAACGACGACATCCCCTTCTGAACCCCAACCAACGGAACCCAACCCACATGGCAAAACCATCCATCGCCCCCACCTTCGAATCCATCCTCGACATGCCGGCGGCCGATGTCGAACGCCCGAAGCCCCTGCCTGCCGGCACCTACGACGCCATTGTCCAAGGCCTCTATGAAGAAGGCGTCTCTTCCCAGAAGAAAACCCCATTCGTCCAATTCGCCTTCGCCATCCAAGG